TCCTCTTTTAACTCCCAAAGTACCTGTATAACCGTGTCAAAACTTTCCTCAATCTCTACTTTGCTAGGTGACTGATGGAACTCTTTTGCATAGTGTACGATCAGCGATTGATAATTAAACCTTTGTAACCTGTCAACTTTTGCCAGCGCACTAACGCTCTCTTTCGTATTATAGTGAGGTTGGCTTTTATTTGGTGCCAGACACTCCGAGGCCCACTTGAACTTTTCTGCGCATGCTTGCACAAAAAAAAACCAACGCTGAAAATATCAGTTATAGCCATGTTCTCGAACTCCTTCTCCCACCTTAAAATAGATTTGTAGTCAGGTTTACTTTCGTCAAGTAATGGCTGAAGGTAGACGGCAGCAGCAAAGCAAATGTTCTCCTCAAGAAACTTTGTCTGATCTATTCTTTGCTTCAGTAAGGTAGCCTGACCAATTGGCAAGGCTCCAAGGTCATCAGGTATTTGTATCTCCTTGCCTTTGAATGTGAACGACTTTATTACCTGAAAATTAGGACGTGTTTCAACTACCCACCGGGTAAGCTCCTCAATAGCGACTTCGTTTTCCGGTGTGCGCTCTACTCGATCAAAAGACTGATCGGTAAGAATGCAGAATAGTTTGAAGTAGTCCCTTTCGAGAATGGGCTTCTCTAAATCCCAATGACTGTAAATCCTTTGATATTTTCTTGCTACTAGCTCCTCAAAGACTTGCGGACAATGGCTTGACGATCCATTTAATTTCAGGGCTACCATAACCCATAACCGAATTTAAACGCAATGATTGTGAGTTTTGCAATGATCCCTACACTAAGAGCGAGGGCCGGGACAAGGAAAAGCAGAAGTAAAACCCCTACAAAAATATCCTTGAATTGATTTAAAATGCCTGTTAGTTTGTTCATGGTTTGTCATTTGGTTTAGAATCCGAATTGGTTTTTAAATTCTGTCTTATCCGGGTAGTCGAATATCCAGTCTGAAAAATTAGTTACATAGTCTTCCCAATTTTCGTTAAGGAAACCGTAAAAAGTATTTTCATGTCTTGAAGGACTGCCAGCATTGTTTGAAAATTCATTGTAAGCCGCCACCAACAAGGCCCGGTTTGCGTCATCATCGGTTTCGGTCTTTTCAACATTTCTCTTTAGAACCCCTGAGTTTGTTACCTTCCTTTGATTTTCCTCCAGGTACTTCGAGTAAACGTAGGGCCGTAGAGTTTCTATAAGCCCCTTAAAATGATATTCTACCCCGGAAATTGTATAATCCAACCCATCCCGAAGATCAGTCCATTTTGCAAGCGGTGTGGGTGTTACTGCAAGACCCACTTTGAAGCTATTGTAAAGGGTTGTTCCTAACATTGCCCTTAATGCTTTTTCTTCATGGAAGTCTATGAACGCCTGTAAATCGCCCGTCTCCGTTATGTTTGGTATGGAGTATGGATAATCAACGAAATGAGTTGGAGTAAGCATAACCTAGTGTGCGAGTAATACCCCCGTCATTGTGGCTACCATCGTACCGGAACCCGTATAACTAATTCTCCAGTAGTTATAGGCATTCTTGTCGAGCTGCCAAATAAACGTTTGGGAAGCTACATCGGTAGCGGTGTAAGTATTTACTGCGGTAGAAACACCATTTGGAAGCAGGGCCGCTTTGTAACTCACGTTGTCAAGGGAGCCTTGAAGTGTGAGCGTTCCTGCCACCGTTCCTGATGTCTTGGTGATTGTCACCTGTACCGTGACGGTATTCTTGTGCCCTCTTACAGTTCCGGTTAGAATGCCAGTTCCTCCGTTGGTGATTGTCTCGGTTGAAGAAGCTGAAGCGTTTCTCATCGTCACGTCTTGCGCGAATACGCTAACTCCTAGAGCCAGCGCGAAAAATAATGTGATAATTCTTTTCATTTTGTTTTAAAAGTAGGGGGTTGTTAGCCCCCTGATTGTTTTTATTTAGACCTCCACATTTGAGCAGTAAACGTTGCGTTCATTGTACCTGTGCCAGTCCAAGAAACCCTGTAATAAGGAAACGGAGAACCCTGCAAAATCCAATGATAAGTATTACTCGCATCGGTAGCAGTTACGGTTGCTAAAGCGGTCTGTGTGTTAGGCGTATTTACAGCCTTCCAGTTAGTACCGTCAAAGCTTCCTTGTAAACTGATAGTTCCTCCAACAGTTCCGCTGACCTTAGTTACCGCCACCCAAAAAGTGGTTGTGGTTGCTGGGGCCGGGCTGATAAATACTGAAGTTAAAGCAGCCGTACCTGTGTTTACAACTGTTTCAAATGTTGCGGATCCTGATACAAGGCTGTATTGAGCTTGTGCGCTGAATGCCATCGTGAAGCCTACCAACCCGATGAACAATATTGATTTAATCTTTTTCATGTTTATTAAAAATTAAGGTTTAGTCAAAGCAGCAATTGCAGCTGAAAATGTTCCAGAAACAAACGCAGCCTGATGATTTGATTTCACGTATGAAACAAGACGAATCTCACCCAAAATGGTGATTAGGTTCTTAGTGAAATCATCTGCATCATGCCCGATGTCAATGGTCAATCCTTCACGTAAGCGGACATTCATCTTAGTGAAGTCTCCTACTGTAAAATTATCAACGGTCTGTCCAACATTGGCAATCAATTTAACACCGGAAATAATAGAACCGTCAGCCGATTTGAAAGGAGGCATAACATAATGACCATCGCTACCTTTGTCCAAATCCATTGAAGCAAGGTCATCCGGGTGCATCAAAACATAGTTAGGCATGAAGAAAGCTTTTACAACTTGTGCAATGGCAGTACGCAAAACATCTCCCTTATTTGGAGTAATTACGGTAGCCGCAAATCCTCCAGCGGAGTATGCAGTGTCTTGATTCAATAGACCGTTAAGAGTAGGGGTAGTTCCGTCTCCTGACAAAAGATCAGCATCAGCTTTAAGCATAACCATCTCTCTCAATTCAGTATCAATCTCATTGGCCAGACCGTCAAGATCATCCAATGCTTCTTTTGAAACTTTTATGTATGCGGTGATCTTTTCAACTCTTGCGGATTTCTCAACCCAATCGAAATCAATAAGATTCTTAGCCGCGCCTTCCGCAGTTTCATTAGCCGCACCGTCACGGTTTGCCTGTTCCGCCCACTGAACAAATTTTTTGTCAGTTGGTGATACATTGGCAATGTCTAACAGCCAAGGTCTCCTGGTTGGTATTCTTGTTACTCCAGGCTCGTAAGACGTAAGACTAAAGGCAGGGCTGGTTCCTACTGAGGCAACGTTGCTAGTTGTCATAGTGGCAGAAGCCTTATCAACTCTTCCGCTTATATGATAAACTTCATGAGCGCGTCCGTTGCTTTTAAATGTTTCTGAGGTGATTTTATTGGTCTTCAGGAGTTCAACAACCTGCTCACCGAATGTCTTAGATACATTTGAACCTTTTCTGCCATCCTTAACAATAGCAACATCTTCAGCCATTTCTTTAAGCTGAGTTTTTATAGCTGACAACTGCTCACCAAGTTTTTCCTTGCTGATAGAATCAACATTTGCTCTCATAGCTTCCAAGGAATCAGAAATAGCTTTGATCTCTGTCTTGTCAGCCTTCGCGCCCAAAGTTTCTTTGAACGATTTTACTTGTTCGCCAACTTGTCTGATTGCTTTAAGCTCTGGATTTTCATTTGAGCCTCCACCCGAACCACCATCAGGATCACGCATGAAAGGAATGATTGGAAGAATAGCCAAAGACATTTTACTTCCTTCATCAAGGTAATCAGCAATAATAGCAACGCCAACAAGTACAGGCAATGCCAATCGCTTCACGGTAAAGAGTTCCTTTAGCCTACCAAATAACAAAGCAATTATTCCAATGAACGCACCAATAAGGATATAAGAATGAACTTCACCATTGGAGGCAATTGCTCCGATATACTCGGCACTGTCAATTTTATAATGTTCCTTAACTTCAATTTTAACCTGTGAAGTACTCAGGGCATCTTTTTGGATGACGCTTTCCATTTTGGACTTCTCAGTCACCGAGTCTTTAGCGGAAATGAATCCGGCTGAAAAGACGAACGCCATAAGTAGCGCAATAGATTTCAGTTTCATTTTTTTGTTTTTTACATTGTTGTTAATAAAAGTTTACTAATCTCCCTCCTGTAATCTTCCTTCGACTGACTGCCATTAGGCGGGTCATTCTTGCCAGTGCTTTGCGGCTGGCCTATTACGGGTGTGAGTTCGTTCGCCCCGGCAATCACCGGGGAATATTCCTTTAGCTTTGCTTCCGCTACTGCGAAAAAATAGCCTCTTTCTTCAACTTCGTTACGGTTACCAATCTTAGGTAGGTACTTGGCATAGGTCGCGTATTCCTTTGGGTATTCGTCAGGATCATTTACCGCTAAATCCAAAGTAACGTACTGCATCCCAACGCTATGTTGGTCGATTTCACCGTTTAAATAATCGTTATACCTAGCCTCGTTCTTTACTCTTTCAATGGAGGCATCGGCAAATAATCCCTCGGTCATTCCGGTCTTACCAACGCCTAACGCTCTCCATGAAATTGGAGCTTCATAGATGTTCAGGGTCTTACCTATCCGACCGTCAAGGCTCCAATTGTGCTGATCAATAGGAACTATTTTTGTTCCCTTCTGCTTGATTGTGTTACTGAATACAGCCGTTTCCCTTGAATCAGTACGTCCTAAGTGAACGTCTGCCATTGAATCCATCCACCAATAAGTATTTGCCAGGACGGTGCGCTTGAGGACTCCGGCCTCTTTGTCGTTTTCGTAAAGTGGTTTGTTCTTGTCAGTCCATTGTTTGATGGCCTCGCTGTCAGGTTGTAACATGAATCCAATCCCGCCCTCACAATGCTTTTCGACTGACTTCTTTTGGTCAATTATCTCTGCCTTGTTGGTTACCAGGTAATCAAACAGGTCGCGCTGAGTCTTAAACTCTTTTGCTTCCCACACATTGCGGAGTACTCCGTTTTGGAATACATGGCCTGTAACGTATTTGTAAACAAACTTTTTCATTTGTTAATCGTTTGATTGTTCTCCATTGCCTTCTTCCTGTCCTCCAGAACCTTCTGAGCCGTTTTGACTTTCTTGGCCTTGTCCGCTTTGGTTGCTTCCATTTTCTTCCGATTTAGGTTTCTTCTCCTCTTTAAATTCTACTCCCAAAAATTCGTTTACTTGCTTGAGTGGGATTCCGGCCCCACGCATAGCTATGAATGTTCTTATTTGCGTCTCCTTAGTCTTTGATTCTTGTTCTTTGAACACACCCATCATTGGTAAGTGATCCCATGAAATAGAAATGTTCTTCCCTTCTTTGTCGTAACCAAAATGCTTTTCGTAACTGTTCATCCATTGCTCACCTTTAGGGGCAAGTGTGTAAGATACGTGCGCCATCCTGGCTTTCTCTTGGTTCTCAAAAGTGGATGACTTTAGGTAGGCTTCGAGAACATCTTTGGGTATTCCGTACAATCCCCCGATGATAAAGAAATCTTCTTGATAGGCAGTCCCAAGTTCTAAAACCTTCATATTCTCAACGAAACGCCTGATCTCCACCATTGTCTTAAGAGGAAACACGCGCTTGCTGTTGCTTTCCATCTTGTCAATGATGTCAATCTTTTCATCTTCTGACAAGCCAAACTTTGAGGCATCACTATTTGATCCGACTAAGAACTTTCCAGCGTACCGGATATTTATGTTCTTAGAATCTAAAGCGGCCTCACTATTGGAAACGACCTTAAAAAGTGCGTCAAGTCTCGATCCTCCTTTGTACCAGTTTCCGGTTCCGTTGGTTAGATCGTTACTGATTATAATCCGGTCAAGTAAAAGTTTTTCTTTTGCACCGTCATTATATCGGTACTCGATAGTAGCCTGATTTCGTTTTTTAATCTCTGCATCGCTGAATATCATTTTGTCAGAGACTTTTTGTATCTCGTTAGGCCACCACATCTTTGACGGGTCGAGGTGGTAAAGTTTATTGTCTGGCCTATCCAATACCCGGCTATGTGCGTAGGTGTAGTCATTACCGATCATCAGCCAGAACATGAAATCCCAAAGGAATTGAGTCTCAGTTTGAAACGGGTTAGGATTAGCGATAAGGTTTAAGAAAGGATCCTTTTCTAATTCCTTTTCATCTTGATGGACTTTAATTTTGCCCATGCTGAATAGATCGCACTGCAATGAAAATACCTTTAGAGCAGCGGGGTTAGAAAACACCATCGCGATTTTCTCACGGTCTTGCGCGTAAGAGTTAAACCTTGTGGAGGCGTTTAGAATTGTTGAATTAAAGGGGTTAGGAAACCCATTGCGCTTTGAAAAAAGCGAACCGAAATCCAGAAAGCGATCTATTGAAAATCCCAATTTGGTAAACGTCCTGATTTAAGAACGTGTGACAAAATTGGGAAAGAAGATTGATAAATCCTAATTTGGGTTTAATGTCCCGTTTTGGTATGTAATTTTAAATGACAATTTCTGCACAACCAAGTTACCTCTAACGGCTTACTGTAGTCTTCATGGTGCTTTTGGCTGTCAGGTGATCCGCAGTTGGCGCACGATTGGGGTATTAATTTTCCGCGCCTTTGATATTGATTTGCATACGCCCTTGCGTTGGCTTTTTTTCTTGCTTCTGGTTCGAGTTGTGAATGCTTGGGTCTTGTTGCTCTCATGTGGGCCGCATGACACTTTACGCAATACCTTTGTTTACCGTAACGATCACCCAAGTCACCGTGACACTTTGAGCATTCTCTATTTATAATCCCTTTCTTTTTCCCATAATGTTTCATGTGGCAAAGTTACACAAAAACAATAAAAAAAGCCTTCAAATTAATGAAGGCTTTCCGTGTCGGAAGGCTACTAGGTTAAAAAATTATTAGACCACTAAGGTATAAAAATAAATTTAACTTCAAAACTAAATATCTTTATCAGGGATAATAATGCAATCGAACCCCATATACTTAAATTCAAATCCAACATTGAATTCCAACATAACAGTAGTGTCCGGGGTGATTAAATTTCTAAAGTCAGAAATCCTTACACCAATCACAATGTCTTTAATTGTTTGGTATTGTGGGTACGTGTCAGTTATCCTTTTTAGTTCTAAAAAATCGTATGTATTCATGATTTCCTTTGGGTTTTGTCAAGTATTGGTTTAATGTAAATATACCTAAATCACCTTGATAATTCCTTGCGCTCGAAGGAACTGGCAAATGTATCTTGTAGGGTCACCCGCCAAGTGATTGTTTGCGTCCTCTGGCTCACTCAGGACCACCCCGAATCGATCGATAACCCTTGAATACTTCTCCTGCTCCATCGCCAGATTCTTTGATGAAGCTGTATAGTACACATTCAGTTTAGAAATCAATTCAATGCCCTCCTCAATAGACCCCGGCCCCTTGGCCGCTGTTATGGCATAGTCATATCCGGCTGCGCGGAGGGCAACTACTTTCATAGGTCGGTTATCGTCACACACTATTACAGCTGTTTTAGGGATGTCGAGCTTTTGGAACATCATCTTAACTATCCCCTCCTCAACCTTCCTAAGCTCCTCAATGTCTCTGGGGGTCATTTTAGACATGATGTCGTTTTCGCTGGCATAGTTCAGCTCATGCAAATAAAGATTGCCATCGTGGTATTTAGCCTCTACAATGCCCCAGGGATCGACAACCCCCCAATCTACCCCGAAATATCGCTTATAGGGTAGTTTCTTATAATCCTCGTCAGGCATAGCAGTCCAATAGAATATCCGGTTAGGGTTACTTCCTACCATGCCACGCCCGTACACGTTCCATTTGTTGCGCCAGTACTTAGATTTTACGTTACTTTCCCTGTCATAGTCCTTTAGGGTGGGGTCTATGAATGCCCGTGATTTCATGAGCATAATCTCCGCTACTTCAGCCTGATCTAAAAACTCATTGTCCTCGAAAGTAAGAATGATAAACTCAGCATCTTCGCGGGTCATGACCTCCTCGTGCGCCCAGAATATTCCGTTAGGGTTGAAGTCGATTATGACACGCTTGGCTCTCGCTGTTAGCTCTCGGTATGTTTCAAAGTCTATCCGGTTTGCCTCGTTCACGAATACCAGGTCGGAGCGCAACCCCTTGCCTATATCCTCTTTGTCAAGGCCAATGAACTTGATAAACGAGCCATTCGGGAAACGATAGAAGGTTCCCCCGGTGAAAGCGTTGGGGTCGTATATCCCTATTTCCTTGAGAATCTTAATGAAGTCTTTAATGACCGTTATCCGCATCTTGGACAACTCAGCCCCGCAAATGAATATTTCTTTGTCAGCGTTGCCTTT